ATGCAGTTGCTCTCGATGCTTGACCAGAGGTCCAGTGAGAATATCGAGAATATTGTTGCGACCTTAAAGTCGATCGGTTACCTTGACAGCAACTATGTGGATGATTTTGCAGAGGTAACCGGATTTCGCAGCAGCGACATGCTGGCGGAAGAAAAAATACCGCTGATTCAGCGTATCATCGGACGCACGTATGGCAAAACATTGATGGAAGGCGTTTTTTGGAGAACGCTTACCTTGATTGTTGTCAACGCCGGTGATAACGCCCTGCTGGCGCAGTATATTGAGAAGCTGGAGGAAGAAGCAAGTCAGGAATAAATGTATATTCATTCAAATTTTGGGCCTGCCCTCTTCCGATGATTCCACGCCAAAACAAAGGAAAAGGGATGAAAATATCCTGTTTTTATCGCGTGCCAGGCATCTCCATTTGGGTGAAGAATCGATAGAAGGGCAAGGCTTTCCAAAAATGAATAAGTAAAAAAATGGAGGTATCAATATGCAGTTGCGTAAGATGTGCGCCCCCCCCCCCGACTAACAAAATAGTCTTTTCGCATGAATATGCAGAAAAGGAAGGTCCTTTTGCCAGAGGGAAAGAAGGGGCGAATGGATAATGGCCTGCACAACCTATTGTACGCAAAACTGTTCCCGCACCTGCGCAGAGACCTGCTCGGCAGATTGCAGCAGAACCTGTTCCGGATGCAGAGGTACCTGCAGCGGCTGTTCCGGATGCTCAGGAACCTGTTCGGGTAGCTGCAGTGGTTGCACGGGCAGCTGCACCGGAAGCTGTACCAGCTGTTCAGGAAGTTGCACAGGCTCCTGTGTTGGCAGCTGCACCGGTCAATGCAACACCGCCTGCACAGCCGAAGCGCAGGCAGAACTGATTGCCAATCTCGGTCAAAATATTGCCGTCGGCCAGCCGGTGCGGGCCAGTGACTACACGCAGCTCAAAGCAGCCATCGACGGCGAGTATACGCGGAGAGGGAAAGCGGCGCCAGACGCGCTGTCTCCCATTCCACAGCCAAAAGGCAGTGTCTTGCTTCGTACAGCACAGCAGGTCCTTGAGGATGTGTATGGCCTGGACAGCATGCCAGAGCACGACTGGAGGAACCTTTTCTCTCCCGGGCAAGTAATCCCGCCATCCAAGTGGGCACCGGTCATTGCTTATCTCAAGGTGCTGGGGACAGAGATTGTCTAGGAGATTGATACGCAAGTCCTTCAATAGGTTCAAAGAGCAACTCAATATTCAGTAGGTTCTTCCTTTAAAGGGCAGTTGACAAAAAGTCAGCTGCCTTTTTTGATGCAATTTTTGAAATGAGGTGAGGGCAAGAGTGTGTAAGAAAATGGAAAGAAGGTGCGTCTGATGTTCCAGATTGAGGTCCGAAAGGCGGATGCGATTCTGCGCAAATCGGAGGTGATCACCAGCGGCTCTGTGCAGGCGTATGGCGCCTGCTTTGAGTTCGTGCATCCGATCTGGCAGTCCCTCATGAAGCAGGCGGTGTTCCGCTGTGGGGACATCCAGATTGGCGTGATGTTGGACGAAAGTGGCGAATGCGTCATCCCTTGGGAGGTACTGCAGTCCCCAGGCGAAGTACTGGAGATTGGTGTGTATGGTGTCCAGGGAAAAGACATCGTGTTGCCGACCATCTGGGTACGCGCCGGAACGATCCGGCAGGGAGTCGATGACTGCCCTGGCGGTCGGGCTCCCTCACCAGATTCCTACCAGCAGCTGCTCAGCGCCATCGGTGATTTGAAAAAGCTCCAAACGTCGGACAAAAGCAGCCTGGTGTCCGCGCTCAACGAAGTGCTTGCAAAAAGCAGTGGCGATGCTGCGGAGGACAGCGAGGTCGGGGATATGCTGGAGGATGTGTTCGGCGAGGAAGAGGAATCTGTGCCGGATGATCAGGTTGCCACCAATCAAGATGTAGACACCATGCTTGACGGTGTATTTGGTGATGCACCTCCGGTGGCTGGAGAAGTTGCTACTGACCAAGACATTCTGTCTATGTTGGATGGAGTGTTTGGAAATAAAGAAACTATGTAGAAAGTCCAATGGTATTAAGTCAAGAGGATGATACAAGAAAATTTTAAGTAGAACTTGGGAAAAAGCGTCATGTAGCATGGAAAAAGGCAACACCAACCAAAGCCCTGTCCCTGTAAATTTTTGAAACAGGGCTGCGACGTCAGAGCGGCAAGCGGTGCGCTCAACCCTCCGGCGGGATATACAGGCGGTTGTCCTTCAGCAGTCGAAAGACCAACCGGACCAGTTTTCTGGCAGTTAAGGCGAGTGCGCGTTTATGCTGGTACTTGTTAACCTCATGGTACTTGAGATCATAGTAGCGCCGGAACTCGGAGTCGCATCTTCTCACAGAGTTGGCGGCTTCCAGCAGGTAGTAGCGGAGATATCGGTTTCCGGATTTAATCATCCGGGAGTGCTCTGCCTCGAATTCACCGGACTGGTCTTTGTGCCAGACAAGACCGGCAAACTTGGCGACAGAGGCTTGAGAATCAAAGCGGTGGATATCGCCAATCTCAGCAATGATTCCGGCGGAGTAAACCTTGCCAATGCCGGGAATGGAAGTGAGTGTGTTTGGGATAATTTCAAACTGTTGCTCAATGGCCTTGTCCAGCACTTTGACCTGTTCCTTCAGTGCCCGCATGGAGGCGATAGATACAGACATTGCCTGGTTCACAGAGTTATTCACGGTAACTGGCAGACGGTAAGAATCTCTGGCTGCACTGCGAATAGCCTTAGCTTTTGCTACTGGGTCAGCGAAGTTCCTGCCCTTTTCATCAATGAAGAAAGTCAGTTCATCCAGATCGGCGTTTGCCAGATCATCCACTGTTTCAAACTGTTCCATGAGTGCAATGGTGGTGGCGCTGGTATTTTGAATATCCTTCTCCTGAGCAATACCGGAGCATTTCAGGAATAAGTAGTTAGCAAACCGTTGTTTCTCGCGGGTCAGGTTCTGAATGACGTCAAACCTGGCTCTGGTAAGGGTTCTGAGTGCCTGGTAGCGATAGTCGTCCATATAGACCTCCTTGGCGATCCTGCCAAAACGGAGATGGTCGGCAATCACAAAGGCGTCCACGAAGTCATTCTTAGGCAGGTCGGAGTAGGCTTCTTTGAATTTCCGAACCTGCTTGGGATTGAGGACATGGATCTTCCGCTGAAACCGGCCAAGGCTGCCATCCTCCCGGAGTGCGTAAACCAAGCTGTCTCCGTAGATAGAGGTTGCCTCCAGGCCGATCACCACATCGCTGAGATGCATGGAGCTGAGCGCCGACACGATTTTCTCTGACAATATTTTAGCACCGCCCAGGTTATTCTGCACGGAAAAACTGGAGTGTTTGCTGCCGTCCGGCTTCATCAGGTAGGCCACATTGCTTCTGCTGCTCACATCAATGCCAACGAATAGTGGGTTCATTTTTTCACCTCCCCCCGTGGAGATTTCAGGCCAGCAGGCTTTGAGATACCCATGATAACCGGAGCGTCCGCAACCTCGCGTATCAGAATCATTCCGGAGAAAGCCAATGCGATAGCCCTTACTGCGAACAGGGCGGCCTTACTTCCGGCAAACAGCCAATGAGTTTGCAGCTAACTTCCGGTTCAGGGGGACGGACTTTTTTTGAAGCAGCCTTTCGGCTCAACTGGAGGAACAAGAACTTGACCCTGCTGTCCTACAGCTATTGTATCACGGGCATCCTAAAGCCTGCTGATATTCAAAAGTGAACTAAGCAGACTCTCTTAAAAACGTCTGCAAATCTTATTATACGAGGAGGAAAAGCAATGCCAACTGCACAGCAAAAACTTGTAACGCTTGCACAGTTACAGATGCAGGCTGAAAGAATCAAATTGGAGCTGGCTAAGTATCCGCAGACTGAGGTAATGAATCAGGCAATCACAGACAAGATTGCTTCGGAGAATTTGTCAAGTCTACAGACATCTGATACTATCCCAACTCCAGAAACAGCGAAGGAAAATTCACTGTACCTTTACAAAAACCCTGACAGTCAGAAGTTTGAAATCTATGCTTTAATTGGAGGCAAGATTGAGAGACTTGACGATGACGAGGGTGCTGGAAGCATCCCACAAGACCAAATTGCTACTGATGGTGAAGTGGAAGAAATGCTGAATGAGGTATTCCCACAAGCACTGTAGTATAAAAAAACAAATAGACAAACAAAAAAAGGAGAAATGAACTATGGCTTACGATGTAAACAAACTTCTGCAACTTTCCCACCTGAAATCTCTGGCTGAAAAAGTAGCTGCTGACTGTGCAAAGCAGACCGACCTTACCAAGCTCTCTGAGAAGGTAGAAGGTATTATTGCAACCGGCGGCGAAGCAAACAAACTGGAAGGTGTAAAGGTCAACGGTGTTGCGCTGGAAATCGCTGAGAAGATGGTAAACCTTTTGGTTGCTACCGGTACTGAAAATGGTACTCTGAAAGTCAACAACGTTGATATTGCTGTTGCTGGTCTGAAAGCTCTGGCTTACAAAGCACAGGTATCTGAAACTGACTTTGATACTGCTCTGAAAGCTGCATTCAAAGCAAAAGCCGAACAGTCTGCCCTCAACGCAGTGAAGAGTGATGTAGATACTCTGAAAGGTTCTGGTGCTGGTTCTGTAGATCAGAAAGTCACCGATGCTCTGAATGAGTTTGCAACCAAAGTATCTGACGACAAGGTTGTTAATACCTATAAGGAATTGGTTGACTGGGCTGCTAAACATGGTGGCGAAGCTGCTACTATGGCTGGCAATATCACCAAGAACACTCAGGCTATCGAGGCTATTAAGACTCTGATTGGCACTCTACCTGAGGAAGCTGCATCCAAGGATATTGTAGGTTACATTGCAGAATCTATTGCTGCTATTGGTATTGGCGATTACGCTAAGACTGCTGATATGCAAGCTGCTCTTGCTAAGAAAGTTGATGTTGTCGCTGGCTCTCGTCTGATGACTGACGCAGAGGGTACTAAACTCAACGGTATCGCTGCAAATGCTACCAAGGTTGAGAAGTCCAATATCAACGGTAATGTAAAAATCAATGGTGCTGAAACTGTTGTATATGCTCTGCCACAGGATGTTGTGAAGGGTCAGATTGCAACCAGCCAAGAAGTAACCGAAATGCTCAATGAGGTCTTTTCTTCCCCAGCTGCTTAATCGTTAAGACGGTGTGTATGGGGTAGCAAAGCACTGCCCCATACTTACCATTTGAAAGGAGATTAAGCGAAATGAATACTGAAAAACTAAGTCCCTTTGAGGGGTTACGATTAGTAGCCAATGCTGCAAAGGGCTATATTGCACAACAGATTGCGACTATTGCTGGTACAGTAGAAGGAATTGTGACTGATTTAAATGCCTCCATCACCAAATTGGAGGGAGAGATGCCACATAAACTAAGTAAGGTTGCCGCAGATAAGGCTGATGAACTCATTACAGCACAGGCAGACGGCAATGTAGTTGTCAGCGGAAAGAAAATAGGTGGAGCTACTTTAGCATCGACACCAAACCAAAATACCGTGGCAACAGAACAGGCTGTAAAGGCGTATGTCGATGCACACAATGGTTTGCATGATATGTTTTCCCAAACCCTGAAAGCTACTGATTGGATACAACAGGACAACGATACTTATACAATTTCTTTTACTCACCCATTGGTAAAAGATTCATATAAGCTGGATGTATCTTGTGATACAGCAACATTCCAGCAGTTTGTTGCAGATGGAGTGACTTGTATCAGAATCGACAATAATAACGGTACTGCCGTTGCTGTTTGCATTGGTGGAAAGCCGACTGTCGATGTGACGGTGCAAATCACTATTGTAAAACTTCAAGCAAATATATAAGCAAAGGAGGCTGACAAATGGAGGCTTTAAGTGAGATTTCCAATCTAGTAAAGGAATACATATCACCAGAAGTCATCTGGCTTGTCCCCTGCTTGTATGCTCTTGGCTCGATTGTAAAGAAATCAAAGAGAATTGATGATACTCTAATCCCTACCATCCTTTGTGTGGTGGGGATTTTTCTATCTGCTCTTGTTAGCTTTGCCTCTCGTGAGCCACAAGGCTGGATACAATGGGTCATACTTGCCGCAGTAAGTTTAGGACAAGGCTATGTAATCGCTGCGGCAGCAATTTGCTTAAACCAGTTGATTAAACAACACATCAGAGCAGGAGAACTACAAGCTGGATTTGATGGAAAGGAGGACAATACCGATGAACAGACAGGGAATTGATGTATCAAAATGGCAACCTCAGATTGATTGGCATAAGGTCAAGGCGGATGGGATAGACTTTGCAATCATCCGTGTCGGCTTCTGCTACAACAACGGTGCGCTCAAACTCGACAGCGCCTTTACCCGGCACATCAAGGGTGCGCTGGCGGCAGGGCTGGATGTTGGCATTTATCTGTACAGCTATGCCACCACTGTACAGGCAGCACGCAGGGCGGCGCAGGAAGTTATCGAAGCGGTCAAGCCGTACAAGCTGACCTACCCAATCGCCTTTGACATCGAGTATGAGAGCATCTACACCGGCGGCAGCAAGCAGACCAACACCGAGATTTGCAAAGCGTTCCTGGACGAGGTGGAGGCGGCTGGATACTATGCCATGCTGTACTGCTCCAAAGACTTTCTCGACAGCTACCTCTACCCTGCACAGCTGACCGCCTATGACAAGTGGATTGCACAGTACGCAGGCAAATGCACCTGCAAGCATCCATACGGTATCTGGCAGTACACCGGCAGCGGCAGGGTCAATGGCATCGTTGGAGACGTAGACAGAGATATTGCATATAAGGACTATCCTGCCATCATCCGGCGGGCAGGACTGAACCAAGGGGTGTAGGACGATGGAAGTGGATTTAACACAGATTATGGTGATCCTTGTGACACTGGTTTCGGCGGTGATGACCGGCATTTTGTTTCCGCTGATTCGCTCCAAGGTGAGCGCAGCGCAGTGGGAGCTGATCAAGGAGTTTGCCGTCGCAGGCGTGCAGGCGGCAGAAATTTTGCTGGGAGCCGGTAACGGCAAGGAAAAGTTTGAACAAGCCAAACGCTACATCGAACAGCAGTGCAAAAAGTATGGTATCAAAATGGATGCGGATGCCATCCAGGTAGCCATCGAAAACGCGTGGAAGGACCTGGGACTGGATAAAAAGGAGGAAGCGGTATGAAGTTAGGCGAAAAAACCAAAATCACCATCGTAAATGTAGGCAATAATCCGCTGGCAAAAGAGGTTGCGCAGGTTTTGCGGGAAAGCGGCTACAAAAACGTTACTGTGCTGCCGATGCAGGGAGAGTATGCCGGCTGGTATGGGCTGGCAACCACCGAGCCGGAGTATACCATCATCCTCAAGGAGAGCAACGCCTGCAAGGTACAGCCGTGCAGAGTGCAGGGCTACACCGGCAAGCAGCTGGGGGATTTTGTAGCGCGCGATTTGGCAGAGAGCCAGCGGGCAAAGGCACATTATCGCCATCAGCTCAAGATGCTGGGACTGGACCCGCAGCTGCTGGGCACCTACACTATCCCGTGGGACGAAGTGCGATATGACGAAACCGCCTGGTACTGGCTGGATAAGTCCCCGCTGCTGTGGGCAGAACTGCCGAATGAGCAGGGCGTTGCGCGGGCAGTGTGCAGGGCAATCAGCGGATATATTGACAGCAAATACCAGTAAGGGAGGGCATGCGTATGCCGGATCCAGTAAGCGATACCTTGTGCCGGGAGCGGCAGAGGGTGCAGGACGAGCGCTTTAAACGTGATTTGGAGCGGATTGAAGATTTAGAGCAGGTG